AAAAAAAGAAACAACTATACAGAACGTCAGAATGTTACTTATAGTGTAAGTGTCCAAGTGAAGAAGGCTGTTAAAGATGTAGCAAAGATGCAGGATAGATCGGCAAGTAGTGTGGCAAGAAGCATTTTAAGATTGGGACTTAAAGATATGGGGATAAATGTAGAAGAAGATTTATAACAGAATTACAAAAGCAGTATTGGATTGGTACTCCTTGTCATGGTTGTTGTTGTACCTCACGATCAATCCAATAAATAAAGGGGCGCTCTCCTTACGCCCCTTTACTGCATAAAAATATGGCAGGATAGCATAACGGTAATGCAGGTGGTAAATAAAAGTAGCAAAGTACACGCAAAATGTTCCCACTTAAACGGATTGTGAATAGTAGGAGGTAATTGCCCAAAAATCATAATCTGACGGTCTGGTTCGATTCCCGTCCCTGCCACATAAAACAAAACCCGTTTGGTCGCTTTCGGACAAATACAGAAAACTTAGTCACTTTCGGACAAGTTGAAGATAAAACGGGCTACAAGAAATAAGAAAAAGCAGTGATATATGCGACTAAGAGTATCACTGCAATATAGCAGGGTGACGAAATGGTAAACGTGGTGGCAACCCCAAAAGAGTGTTGAATGGGGGAAGCCGTCGGACATGGTGCAAACACGAGCATTAGGAGAAGTTGTCTTTAAATCCATGTAGGTTCGAGTCCTACCCCTGCTACAAACAAAACATAAGGATTGAGCCTGTTTAACTAACGTGTTTTAATGAAACGTAAGGCAAAAGGGTCACTCAAAACATTAATGGGTTCAATCCTTATTATATATCGCAGTAATTCAGTAGTAGAATCAAGGGGTGTTCCCCTTTGAGACACACCAATAAAGAGTTGATGATACTTTATTGGAAAATGTGTAACCTAACATCAATAGGTGGCGAAGGTGCAAATCCTTCCTGCGGTACTAAAGGAGACAAGCATGACTTATGAACCAAGATTTAGAAATTGCGTATTTAACAATCGATTTGATAGCTTAGTATCTGACATTTTCTTTATGGACTGCGTAGAGGGAATGAAGCAATATGGGGATAATTATTTTGACCTTGCTGTGGTTGATCCAAACTATGGAATAAAAGCCAATCACAATATGGGCAGAAGGAAAGGGGATAAGAAGTCAAAACATAAGCCCATTACTTGGGATAATGAGCCGCCGCCATTAGAGTACTTCAAAGAGTTATTCCGTGTATCTAAAAACCAAGTCGTATGGGGTGCAAACCACTTCATAAGTCGTATGCCTTTCGACAGTAGTTGTTGGTTACTTTGGGATAAGAAATTTAGCAGTGAGGTCTCATTTGCTCAATTTGAAATGGCATGGACTTCCTTTGATATTACTACAAAGAAGTTTGACCAATCACCCAATACAGGTGAAGAAAAAATACACCCAACTCAAAAGCCCGTAGTCCTATACAATTGGATTTTCGATATGTTTGCTAAGAAGGGAGATAAAATATTAGATACCCACTTAGGAAGCGGATCAAGTAGGATTTCTGCATACTTATATGAGTGTGACTTTATAGGATTTGAGATAGATGCCGAGCATATCGTTAGTTCTGATATTAGATTTAAAAAACAAGTATCCCAACAATCCATGTTTAGTATATACGACTAAATATTAACATACTCACATCAAAAAATAATACAGTGGCTAAAAAGGAAAAAATTAAACTACGAAGTAGCATCCTATCAAAAGGTATGTTGAAAGAATATGATAATGGCATGACCATACCTGAAATATCCAATATATTTCAAGAGACCGAAGGTTCTGTTAGAAGAAGACTGCGTGGATACCTTGAACATTTAAAGCGCCATATCCCTGAAGACATTAGGCATAGAATTACCTACCATTAAATATTAACATACTCACATCAAAAACAACATAATGTCAGAAAAGAAGAAAAGTACACATCAAAGTAGTGTCCTGTCAAGAAATATGGTAGAGGCATACGATAGTGGCATGACTGTAACCCAACTATCCAATAAGTTTAGGGAGACAGAAGGCTCAATTAGAAGAAGGATTCGGAGGCATTTTGAATACATCGGACGCTCTATACCTGATGATATTAAGCACGTAGGAGCGTCTATAACGCAAATATCTAAACAGCAATACACTGAAATTAAAAAAGATGTGCATTAAACTAAATGCACTTGCAATTTGGCATATAAGTTAATACATTGAGCGGCATGGATGAGGCGAAGGCAAACACCATGCCGCTCTTACTTTTTACGAGCATGGGAGCGAAAGCCCACTCATCAGCTTTGCTGTGGGTGGGATGAAAGCGACCCAATACAAAAGATAGTAATTTTTTAAATAAATTTTGTTTTTTCTTTAAACTTTTGTATATTTGCGTATATTTATAATTGATGCTAAAGGCTTTTAAATACCGTTTGTCTCCCACAAAAGAACAATCCATTCTGCTTAATAAGCATATTGGAGCAAGTCGCTTTGTGTATAATTTAGCCTTAGAATGCAAACAGATGGCTTGGGCTGGGAATAGGGTTAATTTAAGTTGTTTTGCCTTACATAGCCAACTAAAAGACCTAAAAACTGAATGTGAATGGCTTAAAGAAATAAATAGCCAATCATTACAGCAGTCAATAACGAACTTAGACAAGGCATACACAGCCTTTTTTAAAGGGCAAAATAGTTTTCCAAAGTTTAAAAAGAAATCAAACGGAGGTAGTTTTAATATACCGCAAAATGTTCTTTTAGAAAATGATAAATTAATCATTCCTAAATTCAAAAAAGGGATTGACATTGTTTTGCATCGCCCTATCAAAGCTGAAATAAGGCAGGCTACAATTAGCAGAACTCCTACTGGAAAATACTTTGTTTCTATACTTTGTGAAACTGGAGAAGCTATAAAATCCAAAGCAAAGGTTAAAGAAAAAACAACAGCGGGAATAGATTTAGGAATTAAAACTTTTTTAGTTGCTTCTGATGGTAAAGAATTTGATAACCCTAAATTCCTACGTAAAGCACAAAGTAAATTAAAATATGTACAACGTAAATATTCTAAGCACAAAGGGAAAAGAACAAAACAAAGGTTAGCAATACTCCTCGAAAAAGTAGCTAACCAAAGAAAAGATTTTCTACACAAAACTTCAAGCGAACTAATCAAGAACCACGATAGTTTAGCTATTGAAGATTTAGCAGTTTCCAATATGGTAAAGAACCACAACCTTGCACAAGCAATAATTGATGCTGGTTGGTCAACTTTTGTAACTATGTTGGAATACAAAGCAGAATGGTACGGCAAAAACATTCTGAAAATTGGCAGATTTGAACCTTCATCAAAACTACACGCAAATTGTGGATACATAAACAAAGACCTAAAACTATCTGATAGGGAATGGTTTTGTCCTAAGTGTGGTAAAGTAGTTTCGAGAGATTGGAATGCTGCCATAAATATTAAATCATTTGCTTTAAAAAATATCTTATCTGGAACGGATAGGAAAAATCAAGGTAAACTGTCTACAATGGTAGAAGTGATGACCCTTGAAGCCCAACCCATCGCCTTTGGCGTGGGTGGGTAGTTCACTAATTGTAATCTAAATTGTATATTTGGATTCACAGATACCAAGTTTAGAAAAGAACGTAGATCACAAAAACTCTATGAGAAACTAGAAGAAATGGCAAAAGAATTAAAGATAAAAGACATTTAACCTTGTGGTTGCATTTGGTCTGCTCCTTTCAACGTCATATCATTTCTCAATTCCAAGTCTTTTTCTAATTGTATCTTCTGCAGTTGTGCTTGCAGTTTTTGATTTTCAGCTTCTAATTTTCCGTTTATAGCAATCTGATTACTTTGTTGTTGTGTTTCTGCATTTTGTTGCATTGACATCTGTTGTTCTTGCAATCTATCTTTTTGGCGTTTTTCTTGTAATACACCAAGCATGTATGCTGCAAACTTAGAATTTCCATTTTTAACCATATCTTTAAAGTGTATCAACTCTATTGGCGTGATACCTGCGTTTCCATTTCCATCACGATAATTTTGTGATAGTGCAATCATTTCAGCTATTAACTGATTTTGTTCTTCCTCTGATAAATCTTGTTCAATTCTTAATCCAATTTCAATCATAGTTGATTTGCGAATTAAATTGACAATAAACTCTTTTACTTCTGAAAATTGTGTTTTGTATGGATATTTAATTTGGCAATTTGGATGCGCATATTTTAGTACCATATTTATTTTCTTTTCTCCAGATAGCTGCATAAAGAATAGTTTTGTTTCCAGTAATTCTACAATTGCCTTGTCAGAGCCAGCAATAGCACCTTTGGTAACAAAGTTTGATATTTTTGGGTTCTGTATGGCACCAGTATCTAATACTGTTATTCCAGATATTTCGTGTGCAAACTCTTTACAGAATTTAATAATTTCCATGTAATCTGTAAATGCACCAGATAAACCACCACGTATTTCTGAAAATGCTCTACCACCTGTAGGTGCATCCCAATTATCTTTCTGTGCTGTATAAATATTACCTGTTTGTTCTGCATAGTCAATTGATTCTTGAACATCTTTAAAATCAACTAAATCAATAGCATTTGCCATTGCTGTCAAGTTGTATTCTCTACCGCTTGGTTTTGCATTAGCGAGTTCGTTCTGTAGTTTCAACCATGCCATTACAGCCATATCTTCAAACTTCTTAATAACAGATATGATAGATGTGTTAATCGAATTTTGATACGGTTTTACTCTAAGAATTGTTATTGGACATTGTGCTTTTTTATCTGTTGTATTACAGATAGTTCTTACTGTATTTGGTAATTCACCAGCATTGAAAATAATATCTGTTCCTTTTACGCGATATGATTTATACCATTTATGTACATTAGTTTTAATGCCCTCTTTGTCATTTGATCTAGAACGTATAACCTTAACTCCATCTTTCTCTTTTATTGCTTTGGTGTAGGTATCATAGCATTGCCAGTAGTAGATATAGATTTCAGAGCAATCATCTTTTGAGTTTGCTCTAGTCAATCTTGATGCTATATCTATATCATCATATTCACCTTTAACCATAGATGATTTAAGCATATTGATAAGTTCTTGTGTTGGCATTTGTGTTTCTATTCTAAATGCAGAAGCATCAGAATAATCTCTCTTTCTACCACCAATTACTTTTAGCTTGGTTACATCGATAGGCGTTTCAGTAATCTTGCCATCTTCTGCATATTCTTTGTGAGTTGCAGGTAGACCAGAGCATATAATTTCATAGTTTATCTCTGGATTTATAAAGATATTGTACTTGTTTTGCTCATCTACTTCTTTTAATAATTCTTGCAATGTGATTTCAACAGCAGTAGCCATTCCACCCATTCTTTGGTAAACATCTAATTCAATCTCATTTTCTGCTTCACTAAAACAAGATAAAATAATTGAATATAGAACCAAAGCAAAAATTGCAGAACCTATTA